ACGGACGACCCAGGCGGCTACAAGGGAGCCATGAAGAACCGCGGCAAGGGGGTGGCCTCGGGAAAGTAGCTAAGGCTCGTGGTGGCCCGATCTTCGGCGCGATCGACAGGAAGATCGACAGGAAGATCGACAGCAAGATACGCCAGCACGAGCGCGGAGCCAAACCCAGAGGACACGGAGTCGGATAGATGGCGACCAGCGGAACAGTAGGACAGACAGTCTTCGAGACGCAGAAGGTGATAGACCACGCCTTCCGCAAGTGCAAGATGAAGCCACAGCAGATCACGCCGGAGGACATAGAAACGGCGCTCGACCTGCTGTTCCTCAACCTGTCCGCCCTGGCGAGCTACGGCATCCCGATGTGGACGATCGAGAAGGTCATCCTGCCCGTATACAGGGGCGAGCGATCGGTGCCGCTGCCGGTCGGCACGGTGGACATGCTCAACATGAACCTCCGCGACCTGCAGCGGACGCTCGGCGAGACGAACTCCGCCAGCGAGGGCGACGCGGACGCCGCCTTCGACAGCGACCTGGACACGGCGACCACGCAGACCACGCCCGGGGGATTCATCCAGACGACTTTCGGCTCAGGCAACCAGGTCCAGGTGGACAACTACGGAATCTTCTTCAACGCCACCGCGACCTGGGACATCTCGATCCAGGGGTCGCAGGACGGCATCACGTTCACCGACCTGTTCACCGACACGGAGCTCGCCGCCATCGCCGGAGATTGGATATGGATAGACCTGGAGCAGCAGATCCCGTTCCAGTTCATCCGGCTGCAGGCGAACGGCACCACGGTGTTGGACGTCGCCGAGTTCTTCCTCGGCAACAGGGGCAACGAGATACCTATGCCGAAGGTCAGCCGCGATACGTACAGCGACCTGCCGGACAAGACGTTCCTCTCCAGGCCGACTGAGTACTGGTACGACAAGCAGGCCGCGGCGCAGGGTGGGCAGAACATCCTGACCATCTGGCCCATCCCAGACACGGAGTTCACGTTCTTCCAGTACGTGCTGTACGTCAAGCGACAGATCCAGGACGTCGGTACGATGCTCCAGGAGATCGAGGTGCCGCAGCGGTGGTACAAGGCCGTCATCGCCGACCTGGCGAAGGACCTGGTCCGCGAGATACCGGAGGCAGACATCTCCCGCATACAGATGCTAGACATGGACGCCGCGAGGGAGATGAAGGACGCGTGGACCGGCGAGGACGACGGCGCGCCCGTGAGGCTCGCGCCCAGGATCTCGGTGTACACGAGGTGACGACGTGGCAGTATTCATAGACCCCTCAGGCCAGTCTACCTTCGGGCTCGGCATCTGCGCCAGGTGCAGCAGGAAGATGCCCCTGGGGGAGCTGTACGACGACCCGAACGCCGTCGGGCTGAAGGTCTGCATCGACGACCTGGACGACTACGACCCGTACCGCTTGGCGGCCAGGCCGACAGAGGAGATCAACCTGCTGTTCGTCAGGCCCGACAGGCCGCTGGACGACGTGATCCAGCCGGACTCGACGCAGGTTATTTTCTACCTTCGTGGAACGACGCCGAACAACTTCAGAATCACATCGTCCGGTCAGTTTAGAGAAATAGGGCAGGCGCCGGACGGCGGCGTGCCACCTTGGGAGTTATAGAATGGCAGGCATAAAGATCATCGACCTTCCACCGAACGCTCTCCCCCTCGTCGGGGACGAGTTGATGGAGTTAGAAAACGCGGATGGTAATAGTACCCGAACAACTGTAGCTGACATCGCTTCGTCCGCTTCCGGCCTGGATGCGTCATTCATCACGGTCGATCCGAACGCGGCTCTGCCGAATGAGAGGGTGCTGACCGAGGGGACTAACATCACGCTCGTCGACACCGGACCGAACGGCACGCTGACGATCAACGCGGCTGGTCTTTCGTTCCCGCTGCTGGCTCCAGACGGCTCCGTCGGCGCACCGTCCTACAGCTTCGCCAGCGACCCCGACAGCGGGATGTATCTAAACGCAGTAGGCGAGCTAAGTTTCGCAGCGGATGGCGTGGAGATCGCTCGCGCGATCAACGGAGCCCAGAATCAATTCGCGATAGCTCAGTCGGGCCAATCATCAGTCCCTGATCTTACTTCTCTCGGAGACCTTGACACTGGATTTAGGTGGACTGGTTCTAATCAGGTTGTCTGGATCGGCGGAGGCAGTCGTGCGTGGAACTTCTCCACTGCGAGGTTCTTTTCACAGTTCAGCAACGGGCCGTCGCTCGAGAATATCATATCGCAAGGTGACGTCCCCACCGTCTTGCCTGATCAGGGAGATTCTAATACCGGCCTAGGTCGCGACGGTAGTGACGAACTGTCGTTAGTCGCTGGTGGAGTACAGATTGCACAGGCTAAAGAATCTGTCGGTGCGAATCAGTTCATCATCGCTCCGGGGGTGACACAGAATGCTGCCGCGACTCCATCACTTGCTTTCGGCGACGGTGACACGGGATTCTCCGAGCCGCTTGACGACAACTTCAAGGTGTCGGTGGCTGGCGTCTTTAGGTTTTTCTGGGAGTTAGATTCGTTCAATGCAGAGACGGGGACCGGCCCTGCTATGGTGAACGAAGTACCGTCTGCTACGAATCCAGTATTCGTTCCAAGAAGATCAGATTCAGATACGGGTCTTGGAAGTAATGCGCTCAACGAACCGTCGCTCATCGGTGGTGGCATTGAACTTGCGAGGGGAGTCGCTCCTGCGTCAGGCGGACTGTTAGCCAACAACACGTTGACAGGTGCGGGATTGGAACGTGTCTTGACAGCATCTGATTTAGTTACTCTTCCTGATCCTCTGTTGCTCTCAGATGGTTCAGCGCCCGCCCCGTCGTACAGTTTCGCTTCTGACACCGACATCGGCATGTTCCGCGTAGGCGCTGACATCTTGGGCCTGTCGGCCGGGGCGGTGACGATCGCCCAGGCTGTCGGAGATCCCGGAGCCAATCAATTCGTTGTTGCTCCCGGAGCCGTTCAGAACAATGTTGTTGCTCCAGATCTTGGGTTCGGTGATGGTGACACTGGCGTCATGCAGACTGTGGACGACACTATCGCGCTCGTCGCAGGTACTATTCTGGCGGTTCGGTACGCGGAATCAGGGTTTGGAATAACTCAGATAAACGCCAGCGGAACTGGATTAGTTGCAAGCGTCACTCAGACGCAAGCTGGAGGTCTTGCGCTACTCAGTTCTTACAACGAAATTGCGACTGTCGCTAACTCAGGTGATGCCCTCACAGCATTCCCAGTTCTAGAGGGTTCTCGCCTTACCATTGTCAACAACGGAGCGAATGATCTTCAGTTATTCCCCGCTGTCGGTGATGACTTTGGTGCGGGGGTCGACACGGCGATCACAATCAGAGCGGGGGAGATCGGGATATTCCTCGGCCGAGACTCTACGAATTGGGATACTCTTTTTAATAACGCTGCGAGCGGAATTTCGTTCCCACTCTTAGCTCCAGATGGAACGGCTGGCGCTCCATCGTATAGTTTCTCTGGTGAGACAGACTTGGGAATGTTCAGACTCGCAGAGGATTTTCTTGGGTTTTCAGTTAACGGCATCACACGCATCGTTGTAGATACGTCCGGCATTACTGGATTCATCGGAAACAGTGGAAAGATTGTAAGTGTCGGTGCTACGGCAAACTTTCCTTCTGTCTTAGCCGCTAATGGCGATACTAATACCGGAATGGGTTGGGGCGGCATAGACATAGTTACCTTAGCGGCTGGCGGTATTGAGGGAGTACGGTTCGCGGAAGATGCCAGTCACATCATCCAGAGGAATGAGAATCAGGTCGCACTGGTCGCAAGTGTTACACAGACCCAAGCAGGCGGACTCGCACTGCTCAGTTCATACAATGAGATTACGACAGTTGCGAATGTAGGTGACGCGCTGACAGCTTTCGATGTTGATGCTGGTGAACGGCTCGTCGTTATCAATAACGGAGTCAACGATCTTCAGTTGTTTCCGGCGTCTGGTGATGATTTTGGTGCTGGAGTGGATACGGCGATAACAATCGCGGCTGGAGAAATTGGAATTTTCTTAGGTCGCGATTCTACAGACTGGGATACGCTCTACAACGATGGTCCTTCACCGGGTATCTCCGGAACTGTTACGAATTCAATGCTTCGGTTTGATGGCGCGTCATTTATTGAAGAAACGCAGATCCAAGTCACAGCGGCAGGAGTACTTTCGATCCGCGATGCTAGTCTGGCTGACTCCGTATCTATCAGTCACAATGGAGCAGCCGGAACTATTGCTTCGGTCGGTTCAACAGCACTGAACTTTACCGGAGTCGCTACCCAATACTCATTCGACAATAACGTCGTAGTCGCAGGTGACATCACAGTTGCTGGAGGCAATCGACTCATCGTTCTTGATGCAGTTGCTACTGATTCAGTAGTAATTGATCACGATGGTACAGACGGCAATATCGTTTCCACGTTGACCGCAGACCTGAACTTCACTGGTGTGAGCGTCGGCTACAAATTCGACGAGAGCATCTACATCACAGAGAAGACGGCTGCCAACGCTGACTTTGCAGGACTGGGACAGTTCTGGGTGCGTGATGACGTACCGAACATCCCGATGTTCACGGATGACACCGGGATTGATTTCAAACTCGGTGTTGCGAACGACGCGGTGCAGGCTCGACGCACGACTTCATACGTTTTAACTACAGCATTCGCAGATGTCACGTTGGATACGACTGACATCGAGACAGACGGCGCGATCCTCGAACATAGCGGCACCACCGACCAGATTGAAGCTACGGTGGCGGGAACCTACGAATTCACTTATGGCGCAGACATCGATCCCTCTGCCGCAGGCAACGATAATATACAGGCTTTCGGTCGGATGCGTTTGAATGACGCAGGGGTTGATCTCCCAGGATCACTCGCGTCTCAAACTGCGTATGAGGATGCGTCGACTATTGGTAATGAAGTCTTTGGCCGCTTGCAGTGTTCATTCATTGTCGTGCTGGCAGCAGGCGATTTCTTGACGCTGCAACTGATGAAAATAGAGACAGGTGGAACCGGGATATTCACCGCCGAAGAAGTCACCGTCACCGCTAAGAGGTTACTGTAATGGGATTCAAAATAATAGCGACCCTCTCCCACGACTGGGTAAAGATCGCGGAGCTGGCGGCGGCCGATCCGTTCCTCAACATCTGGCATCCAGACAGTAGCGAGTTGGAATGCGAGAGTGCTGATCAAGCGACTCTCGACACGGCGTTCGCTGATTACGTAGCCGACCAGACGAACATCGACGCCGCGACTCAGGCAGCGAGAAATACGGCTGGTAGAGATTTCGATAAGGATTTGTATGACAACAAACGTCTCTGGAGGGCAGTCGTTGAACTGCTGATCGACGAGCTGAACATACTCAGAACAATAGAGGGCTTACCCGACCGGACGATAGCGCAAGCTCGTTCGGCGATCCGTACCAAGATAGATAACCTATAAGAGGAAATACAGTGGACCAGCAAACGATAAATCTCAGTCACGAACAGACACAGAAAGCCGCAGCCGCGGGAGCACAGCTGTTGCAGACTCAGGGAGCGGTCAACGTGCCGGGTCCGATGGCCGTCAGTGGAATTATAGGGGCGCTGAATTCCCTGCTGACCGCCATCGCGAGCGGCCAGGTGCTTGTCGTGAACGCGCCGACCAAGAAGGCGGAAGGCAGCGAAACTCCACCGGAGGGAGACGGTGAGAAGAAGCCAGACCTGAAGACCGTAGACACTGGGAAACAAGCGGAGAAGTGATATGGCGAGCAAGGCAGAGGTCAAAGAGGCGGGGATCCGCATAGGTGTCAACCAGATCGTCACCTACGCTGGCCTCGTGCCCATCTTCTGGTTCATCCTCCAGCCCATACTGGTGGACGCGCTGGCCGAGGAGATGCAGGAGTCGATCAAGCAGACGGTCGCGACGCAGGTGGATCCGATCAACAACGCGTTCGTCGCCCTCTTGCAGAGAGACATCAACGCCACGAGGAAGGAGATGGCGGCGCTGAGGTTTCGCAGGGATAACCCCCCGGTCGACGACTGGACCGCTGAGGATGCGTCGTATCTGGCAGACTTGGAGATTCAGATGGATGCTCTGGAGGAAGCGAAGACCGCACTCCAGGCGGACACAGACACGAGCTGATGGAACTCACGCTCGACAGGTTCAGCTATGCGTCCACGGAGACTGAGGGTGTTCTTAGTGTTGCTGATTTCGATCTGGCTACTATTGAACGTCCGTGGGTGCATTGGGATGATGCTGGAGGAAAGCCGTTCCAGTCCTGTGTACCGGACGGCAGGTACATACTCGAGCCCTGGACCAGGCCGAACAGGGGTGAGGTGTACATCCTGTCGAACCCCGAGCTGGGGGTGTACAGGCTCAAGGAGGACAGGCCTCACGGCGTCGGACGGTACCTGGTCTTGATCCATGTCGCGAACTACGTCAGCGACGTCGTCGGCTGCATTGCGCCCGGGTTGCTGCGCGCTATCATGAAGAACCGCAAGTCAGGGAACTACGAGAGGTCGGTCTCGAGCAGCGGCGATGCGATGAAGATCCTGCGGGAGCAGCTGGGCATGGAGAGCACGCACAGATTGACAATACGTCCCAAGTACGGGGCGAAGTAGGAGGGAGAGTATGAACACGATAATCGGAGCATTCATCGCGACTATGATCGCCGTGCTGACAGCGGCACTGGCTCTGCTGAGTGGGGAGAGCGTCACCTCTTTGGGTGACATCTCTGGGCTTCAGTGGACCATACTGCTGGTCGGTGGCGCGATCACATTCGGTAAAGACTTCCAGGCGATTTCCGCCCGACGCCTGGTGAACAGAGTCACAGGATCGGGCGACGGAGGAGGTACAGTAGGATGAAACCTATACCATCATGGCAGTCGTTCTACCTGGCTGTGGTCGTACTCGCGCTGCAGGCGTGCGCGATAACAGACCCCATAGATAGGGCGGAGACGACGGAGCAGAGGGCGTTCGCCACGTACGGCACGTTCGTCATCATAGAGGAGCAGGCCGCCAAGCTAGTCTCCAGCGGCAGCATCCCAGACAGCGCCGTGCGCGCGATAGCCAGGGCAGACGCGCAGGCCAAGCCTGTGGCTGACTCCCTGCTGGATGCTACGCTAGAGTTCACAGTGATCAGGGTAGAGTTCGAGGCCAGCGGCAGAGGTGAGGACAGATTCGTCCGAGTCATGAACGAGCTGAACGGCTGGGTCGAGCGCGCGAGGCCTTTGATCGCCAACCTAATATCCGCTGTCAGAGGAGCTGACCAATGAACCCGATACAACTGATCTTGGTCGCAATACGCGGCCTGTCACTCATCACGAACAACCCGGCGCTCGGCGGCGGATCCAGCCTGAAGCTGCAGGAGGCGTCCGAGCTGCTCAGTGTGCTCGGCGCGCTGCTGGAGCGGGGTGACGAAGCGAACGAAGAGCTGAAGGAGTTCGCCGCCACCATCGAGAAGATGGCCGCGGAGGGCAGGGCGCCAACGCCGACCGAGTGGCAGACGCTCAGAGACAGGAGCGACGCGGCTCACGCTACCATCCAGGCCGCCGCCGCGGAGCTAGAGCCTGAGCCTGAGCCTGAGCCTGAGCCTGATCCGGAACCAGAGTCCGAGCAGGAGTAAAACATGCCGACCGCGATGACATTTGATTCTCTGCAGGACGATCTCAGAGACTACCTGGAGCGTGGGACGTCCGTCGACCCGACGGTGTTCGAACAGCTCCCCAGGTTGATCAACCTGGCCGAGCGCGACATAGCTCGAGCTCTGAAGATACAGGGATTCATCAACGTCGTCACCAGCACGATGGCTGCGGGCACGTCAGTCTATCAGAAGCCGGACCGCTGGAGAGAGACGGTCAGCATGAACTTCGGCGTGGGGGCAGAGCAGGTGAGAACCCCTCTGTTCCCACGTTCTTACGAGTACAACAGGCTCTACTGGCCGGACGAGGACCTGAGGGAGCAGCCCAGGTTCTACGCGGACTACGACTACTTCAACTGGCTGTTCAGCCCGACGCCGGACTTCGAGTACCCGTTCGAGGTCCTGTACTGGCAACTGCCGGCGCTGCTGGACGACACGAACCAGACGAACTGGACGTCAGACTTCGCTCCGAACGCGCTGCTCCACGGGGCGCTGCTCCAGGCGACGAGGTTCTTGGTGAACGACAAACGGATACCGACGTGGCAGGCCACGTACGATCGTGACCTGGGGCTGCTGAACGGCGAAGACATACAGAAGATCCTAGATAGGGCTTCTACGAGAAAGGGAGCGTGACATGACCTACAACGAGGTATTCGGCGGCGGGTCCATCAACCCCGCACAGAAGACCTACCTGGAACTGACAATCAGCGGTGACATCCAGCTCCAGTGGCCGGTGGAGCAGCAGATCGGCGGCGACGACGTCGCGGTGGACATCATCGATATTGACGCCACGCAGCCTGGGCTCAACGTCGACTTCGACGACGCCCGCCAGGTGTCCACCGGGTACACGACTCTGTTCACGAACATAGGATCTAACACTGTCACGATAAGAGACAGCGGCGGTGGCACGATCATCTCGCTCGCCGGCGGCGAGGCGTGGTTCATCTACCTGACGGACAACAGCACTGCGGCCGGAGTGTGGAGGACGTTCCAACTCGGCGCGACGGTGTCGGTGGCGAACGCGTCCGCGCTCGCGGGGGCAGGCCTGAAGGCAATCAGCACGACGCTGAACCAGACCATCCCGCCCACGCTGATCGGCGCAGGACAGACGCCTCTGAACCTAGACGACGCGGACCGCGCGCAGCTGAACATCTGGAACGCCGGCGTCGGCACTTTCAACCTGCCAGACCCTGGGGTCGTCGGCTCTGACTGGTTCACCTACATAAGGAACGACGGATCCGGCGTGCTGACGGTGACAACCCCGTCAGGCGTCATCGACGACGGCGGGAGTCTGATGCTGAACCCGGGCGTGTCTGGCACGTTCGTGACGGACGGCACAGACTGGTTCACTATCGGACTGACCTCGTCGCTGGACACCGGCTTCGACTTCACTGAGATAGACGTCTCCGGCTCCGGCGACTTCGTGCTGTCCGGCGTCCAGCTCGATCGCGTGTCGTATCGGTTCATCGGTTCGCTGACCGGCGACAGGAACATAATCGTCCCCAGCACGATCCAAGAATACTGGGTGGACAACTCCACGACGGGCGCGTTCTCCCTGTTTGTCCAAGTAGCGGGCCAGGCCCTCCCCGTCGAGATTCCGCAGGACACCCGAGCGATCCTGTACTGCGACGGGACCGACGTGCTGGACGCTGAATCCAGCACCGTCACCTTCCCCATCACTATCGCCCAGGGCGGCACGGGTGCGACTACCGCGCCTGGGGCCAGGACGAACCTCGGTGTGCCTCCACTCACGCGACTGATCGACACCGGCGTCGGAATAACCGGAGGGGGCGACCTCAGCAGTGACAGGACGCACAACCTCGACTACGCCAGCATACCGACAGAAGTTCCTGAAATTTTAGACTTCGTGACGTTCCAAGACATCGACGACTCTGACGCCATAAAGAAGGCGACGATTGAAGATCTTGTCGGAGCGGCAGATCCTCCTACTCAACTGGTAGACACCGCCGCCAACGTGCGCGTGAGGGCTGAGCTCCTCGGCGTCGCGCAGTTGCGGAGTGACGGCAACGTGGACGCAGAGGTTCGTCTGCTTGAGTTCGCCCACTCAGACGGAACCCCGGCGGTGCTGATCGGTCAGCCTACCGCTTCAATCGAGCTTATAATTGCAAACCTCTTGCACGGTGGTCTTGTCACAATATCTGCCGAAAATGCTGTTGGTGTAACCAACCTACTTGTTAGAGGTGATCCCGATGGGATCACAGAGTTATTCGCCGCAGGCATCTGTCGTTTTGAAGCACAGTCACTCGGCAAGATTGCCGTAAGAAGTGATGGCAATACCGACACCGAAGATCGTCAATTAGTGTTTGATCATCAGGACCTGTCGGATCGTGGGCGAATAGGATATATAGGCGACGATATTCTGCTAATAAGAAATGAAATTCATGGCGGAAATGTAGAACTCCAAGCTGAAGATGCCGGCGGCGTACTACGGAATATTCTTCAAGGTAATCCGGACAACGACGTCGCACTGTTTGATGAGGGAGTGGAAGTCTTCAGGACGCGGACTCCTGCACAAGGTGGCGCTCAGGCTAACAACCAAAACACCGGAGCGGGATTCGAGCGAGTACTGACCACGGCAGATCTCGGTGGTGGAGGAACGATCGTCTTTTCTGGATTCGTAGATAACTTTGGTTTTGGAAATGTTTTACCGGCCGGCTGGTCGGCGTCTAGAACCGGTCTAGGTACTTACTCGGTAGTTCACAGTCTTGGTCTATCAGATATAAAGGATCTTCACATCGTAGTAACGGGTATAGGAACCGCCAATGGTCCAAGCGGGATGATCATGGGCTCGGTACTAAATCGGTTTACTAACTCTTTTATAGTCCAACTTGGTAATCCAGACATGGGTCAAGGCGGAGGCGGAGGCAACGTAGATCGTGACTGGATGTTCCTTTGCGTTGATACTTCATAAGAAGGAAATACGATGGCTAGAGTTATTGTAACAAGTGCTCACAATTTCGCGGCGATTGCTGATCTGGCAGGTTCGTCGGGGCTGGAAAACGTCTCGCACCACGAAACGACTGATGAACTTGAAGTGCACGATGTTAGTCAGACGGATCTCGATGCGGCGTTCGCAGATTATACCGCGAACCAAGTGGCGAGAGATGCAGCGTGGGCAGTGAAAGAAACAGGTGTGAAAGTTGCAAGACAACAAGCTGAGTTCGACGACCGCGAAGTTCTTAGAGCATTCGCTAAATTGATAATGAACGAGTTGAATATCTTGCGAGCCATCGAAGGTCTTCCTCCTCGTACGTTCGACCAACTGCGGACTGCGATCCGTGACGAGATAGCGAGCCCGTAATGACGAGCCCAGTCAAAATCAGCTCTGCCCCCGGCATCAAGCGGGACGGCACGGTGTTGGAGGGAGATAGCTACACCGACGGGCAGTGGTGTCGGTTCCAGCGCGGGCGTCCCCGCAAGATCGGCGGCTACCAGGCCGTGACCAGCACGGTCCCCGAGCTCGCCAGGGGCATGACCAGCTTCAGCGCCAACGGCCTGCGCTACCTGCACATAGGCGGCGCGAGCAACCTCAGCCAGTACATCGTGACCGGCAGCGGCTCGCTCAGCGCGCAGAACGACAGGACGCCGGTGGGGTTCTCAGACCCGCAGGCCCTCTGGCAGTTCGATCACTTCTTCGACGGGGTCACAGCTACGACGGACGTGATCGCGCACCCCGGTAGGAACCTCGTCAACATAGACAACACGTTCGAGACCCCGGCCTACCTGGGGGCCGCGGTCGACTCCGCGATCCTGACGGAGGCGCTGTCGAACCCCGGACCCACGAAGGAGTTCAGCGGCGGGATCGTGACGCTCGGCCCGTTCCTGTTCTTCTTCGGCAACAGCGGACAGATCGGCTGGTCGGCGGTCAACGACCCCACGACCGTCGACATAGAGGCGTTCATCACGCAGCAGAAGATAGTCGCCGGCCACCCACTCCGCGGAGCGGGCCAGGGTCCTGCCGGCATATTCTGGTCCCTAGACGCGCTCATACGCGCGTCGTTCGTAGGCGGCACCACGGTGTGGCAGTTCGACACGCTCGCCTCAGACGTCAGCATACTGTCCAGCCAGTCAGTCATCGAGTACGACGGCACGTTCTTCTGGCCTGGGGTGGACAGGTGGCTCATGTTCAACGGCGTCGTGCGCGACGTGCCGAACGACTTCAACATAAACTTCTTCTTCGACAACCTAAACTTCAGCGAGCGGCAGAAGGTGTTCGCGTTCAAGGTCCCCAGGTTCCACGAGATATGGTGGTGCTACCCGAGGGGCGGCGCGACGGAGTGCACCCACGCCATCATCTTCAATGTGAAGGAGGGGTCCTGGTACGACACGGAGCTGCCCACCGAGCGCAGCCCGGGGAACGTACCCGGCAGGACCGCCGGGATCTACGCGCGGGTGTACAACAAGCCGTTCCTGGTAGACGCGGACGACGTCGGCGCTCCAACCGAAGACGCGTTCACGCTCTGGCAGCACGAGACTGGAGTAGATCAGATCGACGGCTCCAGCATCGTGGCGATAGAGTCGTTCTTCGAGACGGCGGAGATCGGCATGCCTGTCGACCAGCAGCAGCCGAGCAACATGGAGCTGAGGATCGCCAGGATGGAGCCGGACTTCGTGCAGTCCAAAGACATGACGCTGAACGTGCGCGGCCGGGTGAACTCCAAGGCGCCGTTCGTGGAGGACGCCGCGCAGACGTTCCTCGAGACCCCGGCGGAGAGCACGGACGAGACCATCAAGCTGAAGACGATCCGCAGGCTCATGAGCTTCAAGTTCACCTCCAACGTGGTTGGGGGCGACTACGAATTCGGCGAGACGCTGGCGCACCTGGACGTCGCCGGGGAGAGGACGGAGTCATGATACTGAATCCGTACTACATGGACGTCCTCGACTGGACAGACAACATGAACCAGTTCTTCGAGGTTGGGACTGGTACGATGCAGAAGCTGCGGGACCCGGACAAGTGGCAGGACTGGGCCATGAACCTGGTCGGCGACCCCGACGAGGTGGGCAGGGACGCTCCGGTGCCGTACGACTTCGACGACTGGCGCGAGTGGGCCAGCCTATTCTTCTTGACGCAAGACTTGTTAGGATGAGACTATGACACGGACAACAGAACACCAACGCGGCAAGGACATGACCGACCAGCTCCAGGCCATGGCTCAGATACCTGGGGCGCTGGACATGCTCATGACGACCGCGGCCGAGGAGCTAGGCGGGCCGAAGGGCGGCAAGACCAAACAGATCCGCATGTACAACCTGGGCGGCGCCGTCCAAAGCTACGATCAGGGCGGGCTGGGCCAGATCATGGCGCAGCAGTCCCCAGAGGTACGCGCGGACATGTCGACCGGCGAGGACGAGATGCTACTCAACGTCTCGCCGGACGAGTACGACGCCATCACCTCCATGTGGGGACCGCCGGAGATGGGCGCGGACGGCATCCCGTCGTACGGGTTCCTCTCCAAGCTGTGGAAGGGCATCAAGAAGACGGTCAAGAAGATCGTCAAGAGTCCGCTCTTCAGCTTCCTCGCGCCCATCGCGCTCAACATCTTCGTGCCTGGACTTGGCTCCGCGCTCGGCGGCATGCTCGGCGCTACCGGCCAGGCGGCGGCGACGATCGGTAACACGGTGCTCCGCACCGGCATCGGCGCGCTCAGCGGCGGCAAGGAGGGTGCCATATCTGGCCTCGTCTCCGGGCTGACGGCCGGCGGCGTCGGCAAGGGCATCGGCACGAAGCTGGGACTGAAGGGCGCGACCGCCAGGATAGCCGGCGACGCGCTCATAGGCGGCACGGGATCCAAGCTGGCCGGCGGCGAGTTCGGCGCGGGCGCGCTCGGCCAGGCGACGACCTCGCTGATGGGCGACCCCATGCGGGCGATGGAGGAGAAACTGACGGGGGCGGGACGCGAGTTCTTCAAGCGGCCGCCTGTGGACGAGTTCGGCCAGCCTCTCGCGGCGCAGGCGGCGCAGGAGACAGGCTTCGGCGGCGTCGATCCCCTGACAGGCGACCTCATGCAACCAACCGCCGCCGACTTCGGGCCGACGCGGGCCGACATCCCGTTCGGCGACCCCGGCTCCGCGCAGATGGGTCCCCCGGCTCCTCCTGGGGCTCCGGTAGGTCCGCAGCAGCCCGCAGGAGGCGGCGCCGGCAACATATTCGGCACGGCCGTGGACTGGATGAAGGAGAACCCGTGGAAGACGGCCGCCGGCGGCCTCGGGCTGGCCTATATGATGAGCAAGTCCGGCGGGGAGACCGCAGAAGGTCCGGGGGCACTGCCGCCGCGCTTCGAGGAGGGCCTGCCACAGCTGTCGTTCGACAGGCAGCAGCAGTCCCCCGACATAGACTACTTCACCTACGGCCAGGCCGGCGCTCAGCAGGAGGGCGAGGCGCAGTTCTTCGACCCCAACGCGCTGCCGCAGGGCCAGGGCACCGGCAACACGGCGCTGGACATAGGAGCCCAGGGCCAGGCTCTGCCAGGGCTCGGGGGTCCGATGGGTGCGGCGGGAATGCCAGGCGGACGCGGCGGCGGCGGCGCGAGGAGGGCGGCGCTGCAGCAGCAGGGTTGGACCTTCGACCCGGCCACGAACATGATGTACCCACCGGTGGGACAGCAGGGCAACCCGGTCCCAGCGGCGCTCGGCGGACTCATCGCGAAGTACCAGGAGGGCGGGCACGTGCGCGGGCCAGGCAGCGGCAGGAGCGACGACATACCGGCGGTCCTCAGCGACGGTGAGTACGTGATAGACTCGGAGTCTGTCGCGCTGCTGGGCGACGGCAGCACGGACGCCGGCGCGGAGCGGCTCGATAAGATGCGCGAGAACCTGCGCAAGCACAAGGGCAAGAACCTGGCCAAGGGCGGATTCAGCCACAAGGCCAAGGAGCCCGCGCGCTACATGCAGGAGGGCGGCTACGTGCCTCCCAAGGATAACCCCCACAAGAGGGGCACCGCCAGGTACAAGATGTGGGAGCGAAAGTACGGCAAGAAGAAGCTTCCCAAGGAGCCTCCCAAGAAGCCTGGGAAGAAGGACGACGACGAGGCCATGGTCGCCAAGGTCGAGCGCTACAAGAGCCGAAGCGAGAAGGAGATGGAGAAGTTGGGGCTGAAGGAGGGAGGCGAGGTGAGGTCCGGGTCTGCCATGAAGGACCTGAAGAGGCTCGCCACCAAGCTGGAGACCGCCATCACGTCTGGCAACAAGAAGCGCGTCAGGGAGATCTCTGCGCAGCTGAGGTCGCTGGACGGCGGTGACAAGGTCATACAAGGTATGCGCAAAGGCGGCACGGCCAAGGGGATTAAGAAGAGGGCCAGCAACGACGCGCTCCGGGATCTCAAGAAGATGCTGGGCGCGCAGGCGACAGACAGGGAGCTCAAGAGCCTGACGAGAGCCGGTCTGAAGAAACTCCTCAGGACAACGTTGGGTGCGCAGATGACAGAGAAAGAGATGAAGATGATAAAAAGCAAACTCAAGGAGGGTAGTTAGATGCCAATAGGAGATTTCCTCTTCGAGGGTAAGCCGCCGCCGTCCACCACGACGTACGGGCAGTCCGTCGAGGGCATGCCCAAGTGGATGTCCGACTACACGCAGGGGCTCATAGCCCGCGCCAACGTGATAGGCGCTGAGCCCTACCAGGCATACGAAGGACCGCGCATAGCGGGATTCTCCCCGGAAGAGGAGGAGGCCTTCGGCATGACCAAGGCGAACATCGGCGCCTGGCAGCCCTACCTCGGCCAGGCCGGCGAGTCGCTCAGCGGCGGGCTCACCCAGGCCGGCGAACAGATCGGCGCCGGGACCAGGGGATTCCCCAGCGCGGTCGGCGAGTACATGGACCCATACATCCAGCACGTGCTGGACCGGCAGGCCTCACTGTCCCAGCGACAGATGGAGGAGCAGTTCCTCCCAGGGCTGCAGGGCGCGTTCACCCGGGCCGGACACTTCGGCAGCGACCGCATGATGGACATGGGGATACGCGGCGCCAGGGACATCTCGGCGGACCTGCAGCAGGCGCAGCTCGGCGCGCTCAGCCAGGCGTACGGCCAGGCCGGCGAGCTCTACGGCGCCGACGCGGCCAGGAACCTGCAGGCCGCGGGACTCGAGGGCGAACTCGGCATCAGGGGCGCCCAGGAGTACGGCAGACTCGGCGAGTTCGCCTCCAGGATGGGCTACGGCGACGCCGCGGCCATGGAGGCCGTCGGCCGGACGCAGCGCGGCATGGGGCAACAGAGCATGGACCTGGCTTATCAGGACTTCATGAGGCAGCAGAACTACCCACGCGAGACCATAGACTGGATGAGCGGCGTCATCAGGGGCCTGCCGAGCGAGAGATACACGCAGTACCAGCAGACCGGTCCTGCGGACATATACCAGCCGTCGCCGCTGTCGCAGTTGGCGTCCGTCGGCACGGGCATCTACGGGCTCTCCCAGATGGGAGGCTAGGAGTAGGAAATGACAAACGGACTGACAGGCGACGGCGGGGTGGGCGCGCTCACCCAGGCCATCGCTATGCCATACTACAGCACCCAGATGCAGCAGGAGCAGGCCCTGGACATACTCGGGGACTGGAGGGCCAGCCAGGAAGACTGGACCACAGAAGAGGAGCTCATCGAGCAGGTGCGTCAGCGCGAGGCCTCCGGACTGGAGGTGCTGAAGCGAGCCCAGGAGCGCCTCAGGAGCGCCAGGGGTGTCGACCCGGCGGAGATGTGGTTAGCCGCCTCCGCGGCGTTCGGCGCGCCGACCAGGACGGGCGCGTTCGGCGAGACGATGGGCAAGGTGGCGGAGAACCTCCGCGACCCGCTGCGCCGCAAGACGGAGTTCGAGCGCGAGCGCATGACCGGCATGGACGAGCTCGAGATGATGATGGCCCAGTCCGGCCAGGCCACCACCTCCGCGGAGATGCAGTTGGCCAAGATGCGCCGCACGATGGAGGGGAGCATGGCGGAGCAGGCGTTCAAGGCGCTTGGCAAGCCGGTGATGCCGCCGTCCATGGGACGCATAGAGGACGTCTGGAAGCTGCGGGATACGGAGTTCATCAGGAAGGAGTACATCCCGTTCGTGTCTGGCGGATCCGCCGACTCGGTGAAGGCGATCAACGAGCTGATGTACGCGCAGCAGGCGCTGGAGTCGGGCAACCCATTCATCACAGGGCCGGCGGTCGGCACGCTGGCGAACCTGCCGGTGATCGGCAAGCCGCTGATGGACATCTTCTTGCCGGAGGGCGCGGACATAAGGGAGCTGGTCGAGTCCACGGTGCAGAGGTCGTTGAGGCCGATCCTGGGCGCCCAGTTCACCGAGAAGGAAGGCGAGCGGCTGATCGCTCGCGTCTACAACCCGAGGCTGGACGAGGCGGTCAACTCCAGGAGGCTTGGGGCTCTCATAGAGCAACTCAAGCGGGCATACATGGCCAAGCTGGGCGCGGCGCAGCGCATCGACGAGTACGGCACGCTCGGCCCCATCAGGGGCGCGGACGGCATGGTAGCCGTGCCGGCCTACGAGGTGCAGTACGCCTTCACCGGCGACAGCTTCGGCCCGGGCTCAGCCGACTGGGACTCGCTGCTCGGCAAAGCGGTAGGTGAGGGGGATGAGGAGGCCACCGCGCAGGACCTGGGCGACATGACGCCCGAACAGATAGAGGAGGCCAGGCAGAAGGTCAGGGACGCCGGCGGCACGCCAGAGTTCCAAGAGGGCGGCCGCGTAGTGATGCAGGAGGTGACGCTGGACGACGGCACGGTGGTCAACGTGCCGGTCGTCGGCAAACCCGGGGAGGTGCGGCAACAGGTCGACGACCCCACGATGGGAGACATTTTCTCCACGGCTGGTGATACGTCGGGAATCACCGGACGAGAGCCTTCCGACATAGAATTGATGAAGAAGGTCGAGACGGGGTTAGAGTTCGGTGCGGGCGTGACCGGCGGCGCTGCCTTAGGCCTGACGGCCGAGGCGATAGCCGGCCGCGTGCAGGACCCGCTGACCAAGTCCGAGCGGCTGATCGCCGACGCCATCGAGCGCGGCGAGGCCGTCGGTGGGCAGACCCCCGTCGAGATGGCGCAGGAGGTCAAGCGGCAGCGGCGCATGGGCGTCCCGGCCGAGTTCGGCGACGTGGTCGACAGGCACGCCAGGGCGATGCAGAGGACGGCGCTGGTCAGCGGAGGCGCCGAGGCAGAGCAGGCCATCACCGGGCTGCAGGAGCGCCGTGCCGGAACCCCAGGCCGCGTGCTGGATCACGTCAACCGCGGCCTGAAGGCCAACGAGTACTTCGGCACCATGGACCAGTTGACCGACCGCCTGTACGAGAGGGCGGCGCCGCTCTACGAGGCGGCCTACAAGACTGGCCGGGGGCTGAGGGAGACCGAGCTGCTAACGAGGATCCTCAACGAGACCGAGGAGGGCCAGAACGCCGTACGGTACGCGATGAAGATCTACAGGATGAGAGGCACAGACATAGGTCCCGTGGACGCCACGGGGGTCGTGAGGAGCCTGGATCTCGAATTCCTCGACCTGGTCAAGCGTGGATTCGACCAGCAGGCCCAGACGGGGGCCGCGGTGGACAATTTCGGCCAGCCGACAGACTACGGCCGGGAGCTGAGGAAGCTGAGGAAGCAGTACCGGGACGAGGTCGACAGCATCGCCCCTGAGGAGTACAGGCAGGCCAGGCAGCAGTACGCCGGCGACCTGGAAGTGCTCGACGCGCTGCAGGAGGGCCGCGACTTCCACAGGCAGCAGCCTGAGGAGCTGAGGCGGCTGTCCAGCGAGATGAGCTTCGCCGAGCGCAACGCGTTCCGCACAGGCATGACGCAGAAGATCATGGAGATGGTCGAGGGGCCGTCGGGCGACATAGACGCGGCCCGCAAGCTGGTGGGCTCGGACGCTATGATGAAGCGGCTGGAGCCGTTCTTCGACAAGCCGCGAGAGTTCAGGATGTTCCAGGCGGCGCTCGAGGCCGAGATGAGGCTGTGGGCCACAGAGAAGAGCCGCATCGGAGCCGCCGAGCGGGGTCGCGAGGCCAGGGCGGCCCAGGACCTGGACATGCCCGCGACCGTGGTCTCCAGGATCGCGCCCAGGCAGGACTCGTACCTGCGGTTCATCGTCGACTTCCTCAACACGAGCCCCGAGATGGGCGAGGACGAGGCGGACGAGCTGATAGAGGTGTTCCGCCGCGGCGACATAGAAGAGATGGACGAGCTGATCCCCAGGCTGCGCGAGCACGCCGAGCTGGAGGAGCGACGCGGCACGAGGCCGCGACCCAGGCCGGGCGTCGGACGGTTGGGCAAGGCCGGACGGCTCGCGCACCAGGCAGTCAGAGGACGCCGCGGCAAGGCGGCAGGAATCGGCGCGGTGCTGGGCGCGCTCGGCACGTACCTGATGGGTGAGGACGAGGCGCCGGACACGACGCCAACGACGCCGCCGTGATGTCAGTGAACTTCGCAGAACTGGTTGAGCCCAGGATGTTCCAGGCGGGCGGCAAGGTCGCGGGCCTGAAGCAGGCCGCCTCTGTGCTGTGGGACAAATACAACAGGGGCAAGACCGTGCAGCCTGGCATGTTCTCCACGCTGGACGAGCTGATCGCGGACGCGCCGTTCGACGAGGTGCCGGCTGACCAGTGGCGGAAGTACTTGAAGCCGGGACGTATGCTGAGGCGCGAGGGCGTGCAGTTCCCGCTGAAGAAGGAGGAGCTGGCTCAGTCCGGAGGCCTGGAGCAGTTCCTAGACCTGCGGGCGGGCGAGAGGGTGAGCAAGGACGAGGTCCGAAGATACTTACAGGCCGGCAGGCCCAGGTACAAGGTGGACGTCGCCAGGGAGCTGTACGACGACCAGGCGACCAGGATCCACGACAGCGACGCGGACATAGCCGGCCTCCGGTCCAACCCGGTCTCTGAGACGTGGGAGGCGGTGGGTCTGGAGGCGCCCACGCGCAGTGCCCTACCCCTGGACCGCGTTGCAAGGAAGGCCGCCCCGATGTACGGCGTGGACTTCGCCAGCGCCGAGGGGACTCCAGTCTTCCACCACGTGTCGCCGGGCAGCACGTACGACGAGAGTATCACCAGGATGCCTGGCCTGGAGGGCACGAGCCACTTCACGCCTGACGCCCTGGTATGGTCCAGGACGACGTCGCACGACATGCTCGCGCCGTCCGGGTACGGCCAGGGCAGGATACGCGTGAGACTCGTCGAAGAGATACAGTCCGACGTGCACCGCAAGGCGGCCTCCAAGGTGTGGGTGGACCACAAGACTGGCCAGAACTACTTCAACGAAGACCTGGTGAAGGAGAAGATACAGAAGGGCGAGCTCGACCCGGAGTTCCTCGAGACCGGGGAGCGCATCGGCTACAGGACCGAAGAGGACGCGCTCCAGCTGGCCGGAATAGAGGAGGAACTAAAGGGACTCGACGATATAGTGGACATGACGCCGGTGGACGACGACGACCTGGCGGCGATCAACAATGCGGGGCGCGACAAAGAGAGG